GTTCTTTTCGAGCCTCTTCCTCCAGCTTCATCTGCGTCTGGGCATCCAGCTCGACAGCGCCGGGGATGATCTGCGTCTCCGGGGGTTTCTTCGGGGGTGTGGCCATGCTCAACTCCTGAAAGGATGCCCGGAGACCGAAGCCTCCGGGCTAGGCGGGGAGAAGACCTTACTGGAAGGTCGGGGTGAACAGCGACGTGCTCTCGATGCGCATGAAGAAGTTCTGGTTCTGCAAGAGCGTGCCGTACATGACCTTCCAGCCGATCACGCGAAGCTGGTTCAGCGGGTCGGACTTGTCGGCCGTCTTGAGGTAAGTGAACTTCGGATCATCGAGCATGACCTGGCCATAGGCGCTCTCGCCGATGACGAAGGTCGGGAACACGGTGATGCCGGCGGCGGGCGGGGCAGGCGGAACCTGCGCGAGGCCGACGCCGGTGATGGTCACGGTCGAGCCGGAAGCCAACTGCACCGCTTGACCCTGAAGCGGGCCGCTGGTCGGACCCGAGACTGAGAGGCCGAGATTGACCGGCGTGTTGGTGGTGCCGACATAGACGTTGAAGACGTAGCCGGCCTTGGTCGGCACGGTCACGGTCAACGAGCCGTTGGGGCCGTTCACGGTCTGCGACGCCGACACCAGATAAATCTGCTGCTCGTAGTTCTGCTGAGCCGGCGACCCGGTGACGACGACATAGTAGGTACCGGTCGCCATGTTGCCGGCGGTGCCGGGGGTCACGGTGTAGTTGCTGTTGGCCACGCCGACGAAAAAGGGGATCATATTCGAGCGGCAGAAGCGCAGACCGCCCCATTCGCCCAGCTCGTTGTTGTAGAGCTTGTTCACGTCGCTGTAGGACCAGGCCGTCGCGACGGTGCTGTTCTCGCGCATATCCTGCTCGGGGAGTGGATGGATCAGCGCGACATAATGCTGGAAGCCCTTGGGGCTGTCCGAGCCCCTGCTCGGCTTGCCGGCCTCGATCTTCGCGTCTTCCTCCCGCTGCCCCATGAACTGCGGGGCGCCGATGGTATACATGGCGCCGGCCGCTCGATTGATCTCATGCGAGGTCAGGATGTCGGAAGTCGCCGCAGTGCCGCCGTTGCGGATGCCGGCGCGCGAGCCGCGCGCGGTGCCGTCATAGGAGGCATAGTTGATCTGGGTGCCGCCCAGGAGATTAGTGTAGGTGTTGCGCTCCAGCGTTTCGGCCATCTGCATCGCCACCAGCTTGGTCGCGACCTGGAACAGCGGATGCTTGATGGTGAACTCGGCGACATCGGTGATTGTCACCTTGTCGCCCCACTGCTGGGCGACGGCGCTGACCTGAGCGAGCGGCATGCTCTCGCCGGTCGGCGGGACGCCTTCGGACAGCGGCGCCGTCGGCAGGTTTAGGCGATCGTAGCGCGAACCGGCGTAGGTGGTGCCGCGGCCTTTGGGGAGCCGAAGCATCTCGCCGAACTGGTAGGCGACGAGCTGGCGCTGAACCAGCGGCATGACCTTGGATTGGATATAGGGCTCAACGTCGCCTGTTCCGTAGGCGCCGCCCGAGTTGAAGTTCGAAGACGAATTAACCGTCATGATGAAACACCCTCCTAGAAATGCTGGGCGGGTGTTTCACCCGACCGGCTAGATAAGTACGCCTTCAAGTCTTTCTTCCAGCGACTTCTCCCGGCGGGAGTTAGTCGCGGTGTCCGAGCGCCCGCTCTGCTGGCGCCCCCCAGCCGCTGCCTTGCGCGCCGCTCCTGCGGACCGCTGCTTGGCCCCGGCCTTGGCTCCGCGCTTGAGGGCATCCTCGCCGATCAGATGTCGCAAGATATTTTCGCGCGACACCACTTTTCCTTGTCGCAAGAAATCCTGCTTCATCGCTTCGACCCGGCTCTCATATTTCGAGTAGACCGGATTGGCCCGCGCCTCTGCGCTGAATGCCGCCTTCTCCGAAGCCTCGGCGGCCTGAAACTGAACCTGCTGCATCTCGGCGCGCAGCGCCTGGATCTGCTGCTGGGTCTGATAAGCCATTCGCTCCTCGGGGAGCATCGCTTCCAACTTGCCCCGTTCGGATGCTTCCCATGCCGCCCGACTCTGCTGCTGAAGCTGCTGCTCCTGGCGCTGGGCAATCTCTGCCGCTCGCCGCTCGGCCGCTTCCGCTTTCGCTTCCGCTTCCTTGGCTCGCCGTGCCAGAACGGCATAGCGGCCTTCCTTCTTCGGCGCGGCGACAAGGTCTACCTCGTCGTCATCTTCATCCGGTTCCCGGTCACCGTCCTCGGTTTCGTCGTCCGGCCCTTCGTCGGCCTCATCGACTGTCTCCTCAGTTTCCGGCTCGTCGGCCTCAATCTCCGTGTCGATCTCGTCGTCTTCAAATTCAGCCATGCTCATCTCCTTTGGTGCTAACGGCAACCACTCGCGGATCGGTAACGCCGATCAATCGATTAGCAAGTAATACATCAAACCAGGAATAGCTGTCTAGCGGGGGATACGCCCAGCATCTTGTTGTTGATCGGGGTGGATCATGCCGGCCGGCGCGTTCGGTCCTTTGGGTGGGGTCGGCTGCGCGCCGATGCGCGACTGACCGGGGACGCCCGGAGGTGGCGCTTGCATCGGCGGCTTGGCGGCTTGCGCCTTGGCTTGAAGCTGCTGCTGATGCTTGACCACATGCTCTTTGAAAGCGTCAAGCGGCAGGCCCTGCGACGCCGCAAGCTTGGCCGCGTTGATGTGGCTCTCGATATGCTTGGGGTCATCGTCGCCGGGATGCACCTCGACGGGATGATTGGTCGCCAGCATCATATTCTCGATGTCGGGTGAGACCGTCATCTTGTCGCGCTCGTCGACCAAAGTCAGCGGCGCCAGGCGCGGGCCGAAGATCTTCTCAGCTACATCCTCAGCAGCCGGCGCGAGATTGAGCGTGAGGCCGCCGAGCAATTGCGGCGGCAAGCCGCGCAGCACATTCATGCCGGCGATCATCTGCTGCACCTGCTGCTGGCTCTTGGACTGCTCGACGCCGAACCACTTGAATTGGTACTGGGTGTCCATCGTGCTCGGCGGAACTTCTTCGAGCATCGCTTTGACGCCGAGCGAGCCGAACTGGCGCACCATCAGATCATCGTCGCGATACTGGTGATCCATCTCATAGAACCAGCGCAGCAGCGGCGTGAAAATGCATTCCTCAAGGATGGTCACGGCGTCGGCGGTGCTCTCGATCGCCACCGCCTGCTCCTGCGCCGTCTCGGCCTGCGTCGGCTTCTTGCGCCCGCCGCCCTGGGGCATCATGGCGGGGTTGACCGATAGCGACTGCATGACCTGGCTCTTGAGCGCGCCGACCAGCTCGAACGCTTCTTTCCACAGCGGCGGGAACTCGGCGAACTTGGTATCGTTGGGATTGGTTTCCCAGATCGCCGCCATATTGAGGATCATCGATCCGGTGCGCGGGTTCTTCTCCGGGTCGGTCATGACGATCGGCATCAGCGCATATTGCGCGCTATCGAGCCCCATGTTCAGCGCATCGTTGGCGGCATACTGCGTCTCGGCCACCGTGGCAACCGGGCTCTGCCCCCAGAAGCTCCCGGCCAGCCGCTTGAGCGGCGCCGACAGTACCGGCACACGGTCGCTCCAGTTCGGATTACGCCGACAGGAGAGGCACATATCCTCGCCCGCGAACCAGCTCACCGACCAGCCGCGATGCTTGCCGAGCTTCAAGCGCTTGGTCCACACCATGTAGACCAAGGCCGATTTGCTGGCACCGTCGAGCTTGACCCCCGCCGCGTCGGCCTTCTCCTTGGCCGGATCGGGCTGCTGGGTGTTAGCGCTCATGGTGAAGTTCTCGACAAGCTGCTCGCCGACTTTCTTGTCGAAATCGCCATCCTTGATCTTCTTCTTCACCGCGGCTTTGGATAACCGCACAGCGATAGCGACGATCTCGGCGTCCTCGGGGCTCGCTGCTGTCGCCGGCACCACAGCGATGTCGCTGTCGGCCAGGACGGTCACAGCCGGCGTCCGGTCGGAAATCTCCGCGTCCTCGACGGTCTCGTACTCGTCGTCGAGTTCGATCGTGTCGTCGAGCGTGACTTGCTTCTTGACGCGCTTAGTGATTACCCGTTTGGTCTCGGCCCA